CAATTCTGTCTGTGTTTACAACAAAAAAATTGGCAGTATTTTGGCCAGTAATGTCAGCACCATCAATTGCCATTGTTAAAGAACCACTACCAGCACCAACTACAAAAACATTAGAACCAACTTTAAATCCTGCACCTCCAGCTAGAACTTGAATTTGATTAATAAATCCAGAAAAAATTTCAGATACGATTGCTTTAGCTGGTCTTGTTGCTTGCCCACCAGTAACAATAACTGGATCACCAACATTATAACTTGCACCACCATCAATAATAAAAATATTGCGAAGAATAGATAAACCATGAACTCTAATTTTAATCAGAGTATTATCAACTGGATCAACGATGTCTAATGTAGCAGTTTCACCATTATCAAAAGTTCCAAGTAAAGTTTTTGTGTTAATATATAATTCAAAAACTGGAACAGCATTCACAGTTTTTTGGGCAGTTCTTTCAACAAGAGCCGTAGTACCGGAAACATCTCCTGTTATTTTTCTGTTTGTTAAAAGACTAAAATTAAAATCACTATACAAAACTTCAATTGTGGCATTGTTTGCTGGTGCAGTATTGAATATTAACTTTCTGGTTTCTTTACGAATATTAAAACCAGAAGTTTGTAATACATTATTAACATAAACAGAAATATCGTTAGCAGAAACAACTTGTGCTAATTTAAATGTGGTTTTTGTGCCATTTCCTGTATAAACACTATACACACCTTGTTCAACTCTAAAAGCATTTTCAATTAACCATTTGCCATCAGAAGCTCGTAAAATACTATTACTTGGTTTAACAACCTCAACTTCTTCATTAAATAAAAGGCGAAATAAGAGTTTGAATGAGGCTTCACTACCTTTTGATAAGTATAATGGTAAGACGTGTTTAATTAAAAATGCTTTATCAACTTCAACATTACGAGGAATTAAATCAGCATAATTATTAAAAAAACTATTTTCAAAATCTGTAATGGAATAATCAACATCAGAAAGATAACGAAGGTCTTTTGATTTTGTAACTAAATCATTTAATTGAGATCCTTGTTTGGTTTCAAGATACTCATAATATGCTTCTAAAAAATTAATGAATAATGGATATTCTTCCTGAACAAATTCAGGAACTTGCCGATTAACTAGTAGTGATGTTTTTTGGTCAGACATTATACAGAAGTAAGTGTGGTAGAAATGGCTGTTGGATCAGTTTCATCAATAGTTATGATAGTGTTACGAACAGATTGAATAATTCCTTTTTCTGCTTGAGAGGTTAAACGAATTAAACCATCATTTGAATCAACAGTTATAAAACGAATATTATTAATTGTTATTTCTCCTGTTTCATAATTTATTTTTCCAGCATTAGAATTGATAACTTGTCTTTGAGCTAATGAGTCAAAATAAATTGTTCTAAGTGTTCCTGATTTACCGTCAATTACAACAACAGCCTCGGCACCATATCCATTTCCACCAGTAATTGAAATTGTAGCACGAGTATAATCAATACCACGATTTATAATATTAATACTTTGAATTTTTCCATTTACAATTACAGCTTCTGCGGTCGCATTAGAACCATCTCCACTAATTGTAACTGTTGGAGTTGTTGTAAATCCTGCACCAGGATTAGTAACTTGAATCTCAGAAATGCCAGTAAATGATTGTGGAATTTCTTCAAACTGAGCTTCTCTTAATGTTCCACCAACATCAAATACTGTAAATTGCGTTGAAGATAATTTATTTAATAATGTTCCCCGAGTAATTGGAACATTAAATTTAATTGTGTAACTTGCTGATTCATTCAATTTAGGTTCAAAACGGCGTTGAACACGAATGGTGACTTCAGAACCAATAATTGCATTAGTGTCAACGTTATCAATAAAATCTTGCATTTTTGAAAGAACAAATCGAGCATCAAATTTATTTAAAAATGTATTACGATATAATAAAATAGAATTTGTAATTGCATTTTTAAGAGCAGTTTCTGTGCTGTTCGTTTTCTTTGATTCATATTGAACAAAAGATTCAATAATTAAATATAAAAATTCTGGATCTATAATTTGTGTTTGAACAGCAACAATTGCTTTTGGTGAAATAATATCATCAATAATTCTTTGTTTTTCTGTTTCAGAAATATAATAATTTAATTTTGGTTTTAACGAAACAAAAACTTTACCATAAACAGGAGGTGTATTATCTTCTCCGCCCCAGACAGAAATAGAATCAATGTTTGGATAATTATTTAAAATATACGATTCATAGTCTTTAATGGTTACCAAACGATTTTGCGTTGAAAATTGACTTCTAGCTGAAAATTTAATATTATCAACCGACTCACTAGTTGAACCACCAGAGGCAGCACTAACAGGATTAACAGTAAAGTTTGTTTGTGAATTTCCTATAGAATCTGTCAATGTAGCCGTAGCTATAAAATTGTTTGCTTTATTAGCAGCTGTTCCATTTGTAATTAAATATTTTACAGAAATTATTGCGCCATCAGGTAATGATTTACCAACTATATCATTACCAAAATATATTTGATATTTTCCATTACGGTTTTCTTCTAAGAAATAAGCCTCTGAAGTAGCTGTAATATCTAATATATCTGTAACCTTATTATAAACACTTGTTGCTGTGTTTGCAACAGCCGGACTAATAGAAACCTCAATTGTATCAGTATCTATATTATTATCAGGCAAAATAAAAACTTGTTTTGGGTTAGAGGCAGAATCATGAGTAAAATTATAAGTAACTAGTTGTCCTTCATAAATTTTAAGGCCATCAAAATGAAAAGTTGTGTTTGATTTTGTAACTGTGGTATCTTCTAATACAACAAAATTATATGATTTGCTGTCAATCTGATTTGATAAAAAAGAAAAACCTGAAGGAATAGTTAATGTTGCAGGAGTTGTTGTTCCAGAATCCACATTAAAATTAATATTAGCAACAGGTGCAGCTGAAGAATATGGAATATATCCTAAAGTTTTTGCGTGAGATACAGCAGAATCACGCAGTAAAGCCGTATCTAAAAATGATTCATTAGCAACCATATTAAGATAGTAGGCGTTGTAATGAGTGTTATATGCTAAAATATCCAACAATACAGAAAGGCCTGCACCTTCAAAATCATAGTCTTGAAACTCTGTTTGTTGATTTAAAAAGGTTTTTAGATTTGACTTAATTGTGTCAAAGTCAAGTTCGGTAACTCTTAAGCGGTTTGCCATTTTATCTAATTCGCTCTAAAAAGAAATTAATTGAAATTGGATTTGGGTTATTAATTATGAAGAAAACAAGGTTAATTTTATACCCATTTTCATCTGGTGATCCTACAGCTGTTACTTTAGAAATTTGAGCTCTAGGTTCAAAATTGTTTATTGTTTCTGAAATATCTCTTTCAATTTGTGCGGCTGTTACTGAATCCACTGGTTCAAATAAAAGTCGGCGAATATTGCTGCCAATTTCTGGTTGAAAGGGACGCTCATAATGGTTGGTTAAAATTAAATTTTTAATTGAATTAATAACTGCAAATTCATTTTTATGAACGTTAATATCCTTACGAACAGGATGAATCGTAAAATTCAAATCCAAGTCCCTAAAAGTTCTTGTGTTTTCTATGTCTATCGTTGCCATTCTCTATTTATTCACCCTGTAAAAACATTTCCAGAACCAGCTGCAATTAAATCACCATCTGCAATCGCATCTCCAATTCTGGCCGCTTTCTTTCCGTCAAAAGAAACTGTTGAACTTCCAGCCACAACTTGGCGAGAAGCACCTGCATGAGTTACCCTTCCACAAGTGTGTGGTGCTAATTGTGAACCAATCACAGCAGCTGCAATTCCATTGACAAATACCGTGCTAGACACCCCAGAAATAATGCTAGTTGGTGGAAAACAACCTTCTCCTGTTGATTTGTCACCAAGTCTTGCTTGTGATGGCATTAAATGTAATTCCTTAAAATATTTCTTGCAGAATTATAATTATTAAATACTGTTTTTGTTAATTCTATTGTTCCTAAATCGGTTAATATTGTAAAAACAACATCAATACTGCTTCTTGGATCAGCTGAATAATCATATACCTGAGATTGTATTGGATCTACATCAAGCAAACTAAGTGCTTGTTTAGGTGTTTCCAATAAATCTGATTGTCCTCTTGTAAAATACTTTACTAAGTTTCTATCAAAAGTTTCTTGGCCATAATACCCACTTATAGTCATTGTGTTGCTAGTATTTGAATAAGCAACATTAACAGTTGGACTAGTTGTTGATACAGTAACAATTAAAACATTACCTGTATTTGCAGGCACAGAATCCTCAGGTGGAGGATCCTCAGGTGGAGTATCATCACTAAAAACTATTGTTTCAGTAAATACTTCAAGCAGTTGAACAGGTGCAAGTGTTGCTGGTGTAGCTATTAGTGCCATTAATTCAAATCAATCTTAGGAGCATTAAACTTCATATTACCACCAGATTTAAATGTGCAACTGCCTCCTATATCAGCATTAAAACTTCCACCAACTTTTAAACTAGCATCACCACCAACATCTGCGGTAACTCCACCACCAATTTTTGCCGATACATCACCTAAAATTTCTGCGGTAACATTGCCGTCAACATAAAGGGTAACATCACCTTTAACATATACCGAATCGTTTCCAATTACTACTGTGAACTTATCCTTTTCAATGCGTTCCGCTCTGTCTCCAGTAGGTCCCCATTCAATGTAAGAGCCCGAGCGATGATACACATGAACCCTCTCAGCATCTTTTGTGTCATCAAACTCCAAAGCGTGCCCACTTTCCGACTCATAAACATTGTTATATGGGTAAGTTGCCGCATAATACGGCTCTGGTTCTACCTTGTCTGCTCTTCTTGCCTTCTTTAGAGAAACAATAGAATCATCAATCTTTTCATTTCTAGCCAAGCGTGATGTGCTTGGTTCATCAATTCTTCTTGGATATCCTGTTGCACTTTCATTTGGTTTTACTGGTGCAGAAGTTAA